TTGAACTTGACTTGATTATTTATAGGTAATGAATAATTAAGTATAATTTAAAATTATATTGAATAGTACATGGCTGTTACTTGTAGATAATGTGCTGATGTAGATACACTTTGGAATTTTATTTTCAATCGAGTTGTTCCTGTTTGGCCAAATGATAGAATATTCATGAGTGGAATAACATCGGTATCATTTGTGTAGCCGTTGCATGTTGAAATGACGTCAAATCGTTTAGTAAATGTGGTGGTTCTATTTGGTAAAGTAAATTCTATACTGCAATTTTCGCTAGCATTAGATGGATTTACAGTAAATCCAAACACAAGTGTACAGAATGTGTCATTAGCAGTTAATGTGTTGCTATAATATTCAATAAAAGTACAATTTGTTTCATTTGATTGTGTTAATGTTGGTGATGTTATGGCGCCATATGATGTGAATGTTCCTGTTACTGTAATATTACCACCGATAAAGAGGTCTTTAGCAATGCTTGAACCACCGGCTACGGTGAGTCCTCCACCACTAGTTGTACTTGTCGCATTTTGTGTAGATTTAATAGATATACCACCTGCTGTAATAAGTGCGCCTGTAGTACTATTATTTGAAGGATGAGTAGTTAAAATATTGACAACTCCATCATGATTTACTTGTAAACGTTCTATATCATTATTTGTGAAAATACTCACGTTACCTCCAGTGACATGTCCAGCATATAAGTTTAGGCAACCTTGACTGGCTGTGGTTTGATTGTTGGCATATAAATTAATTCTTGAGCCAACAGTGTTACTATTTATGTTTGTAGCGCCGCCTATTAAACCAAGATAGCCTGTAGTTGAATTTGTAGAAATGTAGTTATTTGCATTTATACCTAATGGACTGACTACATTTGTTGTTGTATTAATCCCTATATATCCTAAATTATTAATAGTTAATGCTTTATAAGAGTTATTGGGTGTTTGAGAAGTACTTGTTTTTGTTAAACAAAACTGATTTGTCACAGAATCTAGTAGAATACCATAACGATTAGATGTACCATTTTCAGTAAAATCAATATAACTATAACTTCCATTATCGTGTTCAAATCGAGCTGTTGAGGTTGTTTTTCGAATATGAATTGATTCTTCTGTAGTAAAGGTATGAGTACCTAATCCTAATTTATTACCTATTCTTAAATCCTTTCTAACTGCAATTCCTCCAGCAGTTGTAATTGTACCGCCATTTGTAGCACTTGTAGCATCATTTGTATTATTAATAGATATACCTCCTAGTATATATACCGACCCTGAGCTCGAATTTGTTGACGCGGTTGTATCTGTACTATATATGCCTTTCATCTTTAGGTTAATGGTATCATTTAATGTTATAATAGTATTTCTCGACGGTGTATAACCAACAGAAAATGTATCGATTGTTTCGTCATAATAAGTTGTGACATAGCTATTATTGTAAAAATGGACAATATCATTCTCACTTGGATTTTGAGATGTAAAGGATGTTTCTAATGTTGCTACACGTTGAGAGCCACTGTATGCGGTAATTCTCCTAACTTGATTTATATTTGGTCCCGATATAATTTTAATCCACCAACCTACATAGTAATTATTTGTAGCATTTGCAGAACTACTAAATTTGATTTGATACAAGTCTGGGACTAAGAATTGACTGGGTATAGTATCAATAAACGCCGGTGAATCATTCACAACATCGCCCGTTCCTGTGTCATTCGCACGTTGATATCTTTGATATAATATACCAATATCATTTGTTGTAGTTGTATTATAACCAACAATTGGAACATTATCATTAACTATAAGTTGATTTTCAACTGTTAAATCACCGGTAGTATTTTTAAGCGTACTCTCCTTTTGTGTGTCGTATTCTAATGTCCATAACCCAGTATAGCCACTAATTGCTCCTGAAGGATAGCTTCCAATACCTTCAAACACATTTAAAAATATATCATGACGTTGAGCTGTTACATTTATATTAGTTTGAGAATTTGGAGCTAGTTTAACAAATAGATGATAATCATTAATTGTATCATTATATATATAACAAATTGGTTTATTTGCTGAATCAAATGTTATATTACCATAATGAGCATGAGATGCTATACATGTTGTATTATTAATCGCTACTAATACCTTTAAACCAGAGAGTGTATTTGAGGACACATTTACACCATTATTAAAATCAATTTCACAATAACCTGATTCTGTTCCTGATGTATTTATTTGTCCCATATATATCCATAAAGACGTTCCATTTGTATTATTTACAGTTTGATGTAATGCATTTCCAGAATATTCAACTCTATTTGTGAAGGATGTTATACCATTAAATGTACTATAAACATTATCTGTTACTGTTAATGTACTTGTTGTTATATTACTCGGTGTAAAAGTTATAGTGGCATCTCCAATATCATTGGATAATATAGTTGTTAATTGGCTTCCTGTGTTACCACCCCCAATATTTAAAATCATATCAGTACTACTTGCTTGAATAAAACTTGCCGAGCTTGTATTTGGAGTAGTTAAAACAATACTACCTGTAGAATCTGATTTATTTAATTCTAAAGATGTATTTGTCATTATTAAACTTGCTGTTGTACTTTTCCATGTAATTTGACCGGAATTATATCCATATATATTTACATTAGACGAATTTCCTATAGTACCTATATTAAGATTATAATTAGCTGTAGTATCATTTGGTATAATATTAAAATTCCCTGTTGTATATCTTAGTATATATCCTTCAGAAGCCCCTATTGAACCACCTATTTGGAGACTGTTATTGTTATTCAAAATAATACCTGTATCTAATATGGATATAATATTTGCTGCTGTATTATTATATTTTGTAAAATGAATGGGTAAAAAGCTATCTGCAGTACGCCCATTATTTGGTGATTGTATATAATTATCTGATGAAGTTGAGTATGCATAAATATTACCAAGATATACATCAGCTAATCCATAAATTGTACCTCCTACATATATATCTGAGCCAATACTTGCGCCTCCCGGAGTTAATAAACTTCCTCCGTTTGTAACAGAAGCCGCATTTGTACTACATTGAATGGTAATGCCTCCTGCCGTAATAATAGAGCCACTTGTTAAATGTATAGATGCAACTGTAGATAGAAGCGTTAGATTATCGAAATATCCATTTGTAAATTGGGCATCTCCGGGAGTACCAGTTATAATCTCATTTGCATTTGTTGCAAACGGAATATATGTAAATCGTTGTGTAGAATTATCAAAGCCAAAAAAGCCAACTTTACTTCCTGTGATTCCATTTCGTGTTCCATACCATTTAAATTCAATTCCCCTGTCTTTAAAATCATCAAACGTAGGACTGGTAACTCCACCTAAAGAAAACACGGGGTCTTGAATATTTGTGACTGTACTATATACATTTTGTGTTGTACCATTAATTTGTACGTTAGCATTTAAAAAGACAGTACCACTACCATCATTCGCGGTGATTGTAACATTCCCGGAAGAATCTCCCATGATATATTGTGTATTGGAACCAAAACTTAAATGTGTACTAACTGGTAATTTAACACGAGAACCAGCCTGAGGTGTTAAATACAAATCTCCCTGAGAAAAAATAGAGAGATCATTACTACTATTGGCAGTAATTCTTTGATATCCAGCACCAAAACGAACACCGGCATCAATTGGTATCTTAACATCTAATGTAGACCCTGGATTCAACAATATATTATTATTAGCAGCAATTGTTAAATCATTGGTTATATTTGCACTTAGATATTGCGAAGAACTACCAAATGCAAGTGATGTATCTACGGGGATGAATACCTTTTTACCTGCAGCATTTCCATTATTTGGGTATAAATAAACATCTTGACTACTTGCAATAACAATATTATTTGAACTATCCGCATAAATTTGCTCTGTGTCTGTTGAAAAAGTAATAGGAATTTGATTAGGTACTTTAATTTTTTTAGTTGTTTCGGGTGTTAGATAAATATCACCACTACTTGTAATAGTTAATGCATTGGTTAAACTATTTGCCACAATACTTTGATTACTATTTCCAAAAGAAATATATTTATTAAAAGGTATATTTATTCTAGTATTAGGTGTTATATTAATGTCATTACTATTTGATATATTAAATTCATTTGTTGAAGTGTCTGTCCAGATGTTTGCAAAATTTCCATGCGTACTTCCTCTAAAATAAATACGGCCATCAATATACATATCTTTTTTAATTCCTAATCCTCCATTTACAATAAGAGTACCACTTGAACTACTTGTACTGTTTATTGTATTTGTAAATGTAATAGGAATGGTAATTTGATTGTTCGATTCAATTCTTTTAGTAGATTCATTCCATGTCATAATACCATTTAAAAGAGGAGATGATTCTCTTAATGTTATAGGTTGCAAATTACTTATTAGACCTACTTCAACACGCGAGTTGGATTCATTATACACAATTCGAAAATTCTCAACGGAACCTCTTTCAATTTCTAATCCCGATTGTAATAATGTCACACCAGCGCCAGTTTCTTGCCGGTTTATTTAAATAATATTATCTTCAAGTTCGATAACACTTGTGTTAAGAATAGTTGTGTTTCCTTCTACATATAAATTACCTTCAATTGTTGCATTTCCTGTTAAAGTCAAATTGGCAAATGTTGGAGAATCACCTGTCTGGACACCCTGATTTAAGAATAAATCATGTTTAATAATTCTTCCATAGGCATTATGATAATTAATTCTATTATTGACTATGGGTTTAGACATATCAGTTTATATTAATATAAATGAATATAATATTTTTATCCAAATAACGTATTTTAGGATGATGATATATTTAATGTTTGATATTTAATGTTTGATAATTAATGTTTGATATACTAGATTTTTTTTTATTTGTATTATTATATATAATTATGTGGGCAGAGGTTTATCTCTTTTTAATTCTCGTTATTTTAACAATTGGTGTGATATATTATATGGTTACATCTGCTCAAAAAACAACATCTACTCCAGCACCTGAATCAACTCCTTCAACGCCAGCACCTACACCAATGTCACAAGAGTCATTTTTAAACGTGCAGCGACATCATATGTAAATAATTTGATTTTTTATAAATAATTGAAATTTAAAAATAAACTTTAATTATTTACAAGAAAATGTCTAATAAAACAGTAGAAGAGACATATAAAAAATTATCTCAAAGAGAACATGTGTTAGAACGCCCTGGTATGTATATTGGTTCTGTTAAGAAACAAATGGAAGAACTATGGGTAGTTAAAGAAAATGATGGAGTTTTTAAAATGGAAAAAACAATGGTTGAATATTCTCCTGGTTTTATGAAGATTTTTGATGAAATTTTAACGAATGCCACCGACCATTCTTTTCGTGATTCAACAGTGACCATGATTAAGGTTGAATATTCACAAGAAACTGGTGAAATAAATGTATGGAATAATGGTACTGGTATACCTATCCGATTACACAAAGAACACAATATTTATGTGCCAGAATTGATTTTTGGTCATTTGTTATCTGGAAGTAACTATAACGATAATGATATTAGAACTGGAGCGGGTATGAATGGGCTTGGTAGCAATTGTACCAATATTTATTCAAAAAAATTTATAGTAGAAACATTAGATAGTAATGAGAAGAAAAAGTTTATTCAGGAATATAGTGATAATATGACACAAAAAACGAAAGCTAAAATTACAAGTAATTCAGGTAAAAGTTATACTAAAATTACATTCATTCCGGATTATCAACGTTTTAGTATGAATGGTTTAGAAGATGACACTATTCTTCTTATTCGTAAACGCGTATTGGATTGTATTGCTTGTACTAATGGAAATGTTCAAGTTTATTTAAATGGTGAAAAATTAAAGGGTAAGGGTCTTGTTGATTATACAAAATACTTTTTTGAAGGTGAAAAGGTGATTACAGAATCACATACCGAGCGAATAAAGAATAAAAATGGTAAAGTTACAGAATATATTTGGGAATATGCAATTGTTCCATATTCACATTATGAACAAGTATCATTTGTGAATGGTAATTCTACTACTCAAGGTGGTAAACATGTAGATTATATTATGTATCAAATCATTAATAAATTAAAGAAAATGTTGGAGGAGAAAAAAAAACTCAAAGAATTGAAACCAAATTTTATTAAGGATAAAATGTTTTTGTTTTTGAGAGCAACAGTTGCTAATCCAGTATTTAATAGTCAAACAAAAGAACAATTAACAACTCCATCAAAAGATTTTGGATGTACGATTACTGTAAGTGACCAATTTATTGCAAAGTTATATAAGAGTTCAATTACAGAGGAAATTGTTGAATTTTGTAAATTGAAAGAGACGGCGTCATTAAGTAAGCATACAGACGGAAAGAAAGCTAGTAAAATTTATATACCAAAACTTGAAGATGCTCTTTGGGCTGGAACTAATAAATCAAGTCAATGTACTTTAATTTTAACAGAAGGTGAATCTGCTAAAACATTTGCTATGTGGGGACGTTCAGTTGTTGGTCCAGAAAGATATGGTGTAATGAGTTTAAAGGGTAAATTTTTAAATTTACGCGATGCTTCGATAACTCAACTAATTGGAAATGAAGAGATTAATAACATTAAACAAATTATTGGGTTGAAACAGGATAAAGTATATAAGGATACATCAGAACTTCGTTATGGTAAAGTAATGATGTTAACAGATGCTGATTGTGTATCTGGAGATACACCTTTATTATTAAAAGATGAATCTAATAATATCTTTACTGATACAATTGAAAAACTTACAAATAATTTTACACAAGATATTTTTAGTGATAAAGAATTCGGTAATACAAATTTAGAAATTTGGACTGAAAAGGGTTGGACAAAAATTAATTCGATTATGCGTCACAAAGTATCTAAGACATTTTATAGAGTATTAACTCATACTGGTATAATTGATGTGTCTGAAGATCATCCTCTTCTAACAAATAATTGTATAGAAAAATCACCAAAGGATTGTTTAATTGGAGATGAATTACTACATAATTTTCCAATAATTAAGGAAAATAAAATTAACATACCAAATAATTTAGACGAATTAACAATAAGAGAATTATGGATATATGCTAGTAAATGTAAAATACAATATTATCAATCATACACAAAAAATGATTTGATAAAAGAATTAAACATTATAAAAGAACAACCTATTGTTGAGCTAAATAATATAAATGTTATAAAAAAAGATGAAGCATATGTAATGGGTTTATTTTGGGCAGATGGAACTAGTGGTATTTATACTTGGGATTATAAATATAACCCAAAAAATCGTCCAAATGAATATACATATAATAGAATAACATACAGTTGGAGTATTTCAAATAATAATATTTTCTTTTTACAAAAAGCAAAAAATATAATGGAACAACTATATAATCTAGAATTTAAAATAATAAAATGTAGTACTATAAATGAACAATCATATAAATTAATTATTAATGGAGGCATAAAAACAAAAGATATAGTTGAAAGATATATATCATTATTTTATTATAAAAATGAGTGTAAATATAAAAATGGCAATAAATATATACCTAAAGAAATTTTAAATGCTACAACACAAATAAGAGAACAATTTTTAATGGGATATTATAATGGTGATGGATATGGTCATGATATTAATAGACAAAAAGAATTAAAATTTGACGTTGAGAGTAAGATTAGTGCTCAATGTTTATTTATATTATGTAAAAGTTTAGGTTATGAAGTGTCGATTAATATATTAGAAAATAAACCTAAAATTATATCTTTAACCTTAACTAAAGGTCATCAGCAATGGAATAAAAATAAAATAAAAAAAATTATAAATCTAGGTCAAATTGACACTTATGTATATGATTTAGAAACTGAAAATCATCATTTTCAAGGAGGTGTAGGTCAAATGATTGTTCATAACTGTGATGGAAGTCATATTAAAGCGCTTCTTGTAAACTTTTTTCATTATTGGTGGCCAAGTTTATTGAAAATTAATCCAGATTTTTTACAGACTCTTAAGACACCCATAGTTAAAGCAATTAAAGGTAAAAAAGTAATGGAGTTTTTTACAGAACAAGACTATCTTAAATGGAAAGAAACAGGGATTAATTTAAATAGTTATCAGATTCGATATTTCAAAGGTCTTGGTACCTCAAAAAAAGAAGATGCGAAAGATACATTTAAACGTTTGGAGGAGTTAAAAGTAGATTATTATTATAAAGACAAAAAGTGTGATGATTCTATTTTATTAGCTTTTGAAAAGGACAAAAACATTAAAACTCCTAAGAAACCTACAAGTGATGACATATCAGAAATATCTGAAACTATGACAGAACTTGTAAAATGTTCAGATAAGAGAAAAAATTGGTTAAGTCATTATAATAAAAATATATATGTAGATATGAATCAAAAACGTGTAAGTTATCAAGATCTTATTAATAAAGAACTTGTTCACTTTTCTATTTATGACAATTTACGTTCTATTCCAAGTTTGTGTGATGGGTTGAAACCTTCTCAAAGGAAAATCTTGTATTATATGTTAAAGAAAAATAAAAAGGACCTTATTAAGGTGGCACAATTATCCGGTTATGTATCGGCAGAAACTTCGTATCATCATGGTGAAGCATCGTTACAAGGGGCTATTATTAATATGGCACAAGATTTTGTGGGGTCAAATAATATTAATTTGCTTTATGGTGATGGAAATTTTGGTTCTCGTTATGCTGCTGGCAAAGATGCTGCTAGTCCAAGATATATTTTTACAAGGTTATCGGATATGACCGATTTAATATTTAATCAGAATGATACACCTCTTTTAAACTTTTTGAATGATGATGGTGTTATAATTGAACCTGAATGGTATTTACCAATTATTCCGATGGTTTTAGTGAATGGATGTGAAGGTATTGGAACTGGATATTCAACATATATTCCAAGTTTTAATCCGAAAGACATTATTCTTCATTTGATAAAAATGATTGATGATGAGAATTATGTACCCTCACAATTGAAACCGTATTTTAAAGGTTTTCATGGTAGTGTGAAAGAGATAGAGAAAGGGTCTTATGTTACAAAGGGGCAATGGGAGCGTTTAAGTGATAAACAAGTTAAAATTACAGAACTTCCTGTAGGAACGGGAGTTACAACATATAAAGAGTTTCTTGAAAGTCTAATTGAAGGCAATTTGAGTAAAAAGGCAAATAATAAATCTAAAGTTAAAAAGAAAAAGTTTGAACTAAAAGATGTTCAAAATAAGACAAAAGATGAGAATGATGACATTTGTTTTATTGTAGAATTTAAAGATGAGAAGGATTTAGATGATCTTATTAATTCGGGCACTATTGAAAAGGAATTCAAATTAGTAAAGTCATTTAGTACTAATAATATGTATTTATTTAATGAGAACTTAATTCTTACAAAATATGATACACCAGTTGATATATTGTTAGATTTCTTTGATATTCGTATAGAGTATTATATTAAACGTCGAGAACACATTATTAAGAAATTGAAACGTGAACTTCAGATTTTAGAAGCCAAGGCCAGATTTATTAAGGAATATATTGAAGGTACTTTGGATATTAATAAAAAAACAAAGGAATATATCATAGCTCTTTTAGAAGAATGTAATTATCCCATGGATGATAATTCATATGATTATCTTTTAAGAATGCAAATTTACTCATTAACCTTGGAAAAGGTGAATGAACTTAATAAACAATGTGAGAGTAAACGTAAGGAATTAAACTTTATAAAAAATAAAACACCACAAGAATTATGGAAAATAGATTTAGAAGAATTACTTCAAAAATTAACTGGATAGTCTTTTAGGTGTTTTGCTTAATAAAAATATACCAATACCATTCCACCATGTTTGTTTACCATGATGTTTTGGCATATTTTTCAATTCTTCACTACTTATAAATTCTTCATGTCTAAATAATACATGAAGATTTAATTGGTCAATGGCTCGCATAGTTCCATCACGAACATTTGGCCAATTCCAGTCATCCACCATAAAAATAAATGTATCATCTAATACTGGATAATAATATTCTAATGATTTAAAATGGTCAATCTCAGAATGGTCACCATCAAATAAATAAACATTAAATGGACCCATGTCTAATTCATCCAACTCTACATCCCAACAATCTGTTTCTAGAATAAAACAATCTGAATTGTCACCAAACTTTGAAATACTGTTCTTAAAAATATTTGAATCTCCTTTAAACTGACACCAATTGTCAATAAATAATGCTGTAATATTATTTTTATATACTGCACTTATACTAGAACTTCCATTCCAAGTGCCAATTTCTAAATATTTAATATTACTTAACTTGTCTGAATTACATATATTGTTATAAAAATGTCGTGTTTTAGTGCCAGTAAGACCATCGTATTCAATGATTTCTTTGCCTTCTTCTGTTTCTGGATCAATTTTAGATATATTTTTTTTAGCATTTGTTATAGAGTCTACGATATGATGAATTAAATTTGTTATATCTTGTGAGAAAGGGCTCTTAACTTTCCCATTATACACTTGAAGATAACTATTTAATGTTAAATAACTATCTGGTTCTGCTAACATTTATAATATAAATGATAAATAATAATTAAAATCGGAACGTATAGATTTTATTACGTTACAAGTTTAAAAATTATTTGTATGTATAAGTAAATGAAGATAATTGTGGGTATTATTGCATCAGATAATGAAAGTTATACAGAATTTAAAAAAGTATGGATTCAAAATATTATTATGGTAAAAATGGACCCGTATTTATCTAATATATTTGATTTTTATTTTTTATATTCCGATTCAAAAGGGAAGAGTACATCTATATTAAATAAAGAAAATAATACTGTTTTATATGTAGATTATTATGATAATAAAGATAATTTTGAGGATGTAACACATAGTATGTTTGCTAGAACAATATCGTTTTTTGAATATATGATTCATACTTTTGAATTGTTTAAAGAAGCAAGTTATCACAAACATGTGAATGAAGGTTTATATTTTTTAAGAACAAATTTATCAACAGTTTTTGATTTTAAGTTAATGTTAACATGGTTTGAGAATAAGCCTAAACTTAATTTTTTTGGTGGTTCTTTCAATGGTTATTATAATGGGATTATTACTGTCATTTCAGGAACAAATTTGATTCTTTCATTTGATATGATGGTATATTTAACGATAAATAAAGAAAAGGTACGAATAAGTGAAATGTTTGAAGATGAGGCTATATCTTCATTTTTGATTATGAATTTGCAGTTATTTCTTATTAATGTGAAACGGCTTGATTTTATAGAGATGGATGATGTCGTAGTAAGTCCAACGCATACTTGGCCTGGGGTTCCTAAATCAATTGTATATCATAAAACAGATAAACAGGATGAAGATATTTTTACGTTTAGATTTAAAACATTTGATAGGGAGAATGATATAGAAATAATGAAATATGTCGTAAATGAAATATGGAAAAATGATTATAGATTGCTTAATATGGTATATAATATTGCTAATGCATATACACCTCCTCTTTCTGTAAAAGAAGAATTGCCAACGTACAATGAATTGTATTCAAAGAGTCCTTTTAAGATTTTTCATTTAAACTTTGATGAAAAATTAGAAGAAGAAGTAACAATAAAAATTGAATAATAATTAAAATAATAATTTTTTGATAATTTAATAAGAATATATATAACTTAATAAGAATATAAGATGATAATTCCAACGAATTTTCGTTTAGGATATGCGTGTATTTGTACAGAATTACGTAAAAATGATATATTTGCTTCACGGACAATTAGATTGTCTACTTTAAAAACAAAAGGGATTGAATATGTTAAAGGATTAGCCTTGCAAAATTTACGAGATTTATTAACTATTTTAAAATGGAACAAGGAGCATCATATTTACTTTATGCGACTTAGTTCCGAAATGTTTCCATTTGCTAGTCATTTAGAACATGGTTATTCACTTGATTTCGCAGATGATTTACTTAAAATGATTGGTCAGTATGCACGTGATAATAACATGCGTTTAACAATGCATCCAGGACAATATGATGTGTTATCAAGTGCAAGTGAGACAGTAATTAAAAATACGACCAGTGACTTGACACATCATTGTGATATTCTTGATAGAATGGGTATGGGGTCAGATAGTGTTATGATTATTCATGGTGGGGGTGTTTATGGAAATAAGGTAGAGTCATTAAAAAGATTAACAGATAATATTTTAAAATTGCCAGAAAATGTAAGGAATCGTTTAGTATTGGAAAATTGTGAAATGGCATATTGTGTTGAAGACCTACTGCATATTAGCGAAGAATTACAAGTTCCACTTGTGCTTGACTTTCATCATGACGATATTTTTCCATCATCTAAACCTATACACACTTATTTTGAACGCGTTTTTGCGGTATGGAATAAACGTGGTATTAAACCTAAAGTGCATGTGAGTAATAGTGTACCTGGTGTTACGAATAAGGATTCTAAGACAATGCGACGTAAGCATTCTGACTATATTCAATTTTTGCATAATTCATTATTAACCATAACATTTCCTATAGATGTTATGTTAGAATGTAAGATGAAGGAACAAGCTATTTTAAATTTGCGTTTACCTATTACAATGAAGCAATTTTTTATGGGATAATTGTGATGTGGCATTTTGATTTAAAGTTAAATTTTTTATAAAAAAAATGTTATATACGTTGTGTGTATTAATTACTGGTATTTATTTGGGTCAAGAATATGATATTATACCGCCTGTGAAATTTTTAGCTATTCAGGTATTATATTTATTTAAGAATGAAATTGACAATGATGAAGAGAATGTTGATAGAATGAATGGACTATTTAGTATAGTGCGGAGGTTCTTTAATAATTAAATGTTTAATTAAAACTATTTTAGAATTTTTAATTTCTGATAATATAGTATGATATGGGAAACCAAACAGCTTCAACTACTGTAATTTCAGATGTACTCAATAAAACAGCGACAAATATAATGACTGAAATGGCGTCAAAATGTACACAAGATAATAGTGCTTCTAATACTATATTATTGAAAGATATTGATGCTGGGGATTGTTCACTAGATATAAGTGATATCGAGCAGAGTATTCTTTTAAAACCTAGATTTGTGTGCGAGGCTTCAAATAAATCGGAGGGTGAGATGTTAAATAGATTCAAGAGTGATTTAGAGACTTCGGCTAAAAATAAGTTAGAGGGGTTAAGTGGCGCATTTAATAGTGAATCTGCGACGAATGTTATTAACAAATTAGTAAATGATATATCTACTAATCTTAATTTGAGACAATTAAGCGAATGTGTTCAACAAAATGAAGCAAATAATACATTAGAAATAATAAATGCGAAAGGATGTCCTACATGGTGTGGAAATCCTGCTGAATGTAGTGTGCCATTAGTTGAGGCTGGACTAAGTGATAATTTAGTTAAATCTATTTGTAATCCAGAATTGTGTAGAACATCAGTGAATAATCTGACACAAAATGTAACAATGGAAACTGTTGCTACTTGTATGTTGAAAAATACGTCTGTTCAAGATATTGTAGCGAATGCAGCGAATGAATTATCGAATATTGCTCAAACAGAAAGTAAAGGAATTGGCTTTGATTTATTTGGAGGATTGATTGGTGCAAGAATTTCATCGATTGTTTTATCAGTATCAATAATTATTAGTGTAATATTTATATTTATCTTCTTTATTATGCCAATGTTCGCTGGTGGCGAAGAGGGTGGAGAAGTGCCTATGGAAGTGCCTGTGGAGGCGCCGGAAGTTATAGAAGTGCC